AGTTAATTCACGCAAAGGGACGTATAAATTTACTACATAACTTTTTTGATGTAGAGGGTCTGGATTTACAGAATAAGAATTATAAGATAAAAAGTATCTATTTGGTCCTTGTAGTACTTCTTCAGTACCTTCATCTTTTACCATCTGTATTTTATTTTCTTTGCTTTTTGATAACTTTTAAAAGATTTCTCAGATAAATTACTAGGGTCTTTTTCCCAATCAACATCTATAGGTGTTTCAAATCTTACATTCTTGCTAATAAGTCTTTTAGTATCTGATTGACACTTAGGACATTTAATTAAAGGGTCTTCGTGTATTGAGTAAGTTACTTCAAATTCAAAGTAACATTTATGCAGAATACATTGATGTTCATATCTGGGCATTTCTTCTTCTTATCTTCCTTTTATTATTTTTATGACAATCTTTACAAAAGATTTTATAACCATCTTGTGAATTAGGATTTCTACTAAATTCAGATGTCTTTTTTTCTTTTGTGCAAGAAATACATGTTTTTAATTTTTCATCACCGAGTTCTTCTTTTTTTTCTTTTATTAAAGCTAGGCAGGGCATACAGAATTTAGTATATCCATCTAGATATTTTTGTGTTCTTTTAAAATCTTCTACTGCTAACCATTCACGACAGTATTTGCATTCTTTCTCAATTGGGTCTTTTAAACTTTTAAGGGCTTCTTTTTGTGCTTCTTCTACACGTTGACGTAAACCTTCTTCGTCTTGTATCCAAGTTTTAAATCTTTCTAAACCAATTGTCACCTCTTCATAAGTTCTAGGTGTAGTTAAACCACCACGTCCTGTTCTAATAACCTCAAGGATAGCTTCTGCGGTTTCCTCATTGTAAGCACCACGTTGTGGTACTCCAGATTGTATTCTAAGTTGACGAACTCTTTCGTGTGTTACGCCCCATTCATCAGCCCATTCTTGTAACATTTTGCTGGGGTCTTGTGTAAAGAATTCTGTTGCTTCTTCCAGAGACGGAGCTTTTCTATGTACCATAGTCTAATTATACAAAAAATCTGCTTTTAAACGGGTTTAACATAGCCATATCTGAATTGCTTAATACAGGTTGTAAATTCTGTATAACTACATCTCCAAATGCTACGTCGTAATCTCCTACTCTCTCGGTTATGGCTACATCAAAGTTTGTTGTTGATGTATTATCTTCTAAGTGTGAACGAACTACTCCTGTGTCTGCTTTTGCAGAGACTTGTAATGATGTCATTACTAATCTTGCAGCAGCACGAGCAGCTGTAAATTTTATTTGGTCTGGTATATCTGCTGAGGCATATCCTCCAACATAAGTAACTACTATATTTTTAGGTTTGATTCCAGACCATCGTATAGCAATTCTATTAAGTCTTCCATTATCATAATGAACATAGTCTTTAGTATTACCGGAGGTAAGTGTATTACCATCTTCAGTAAGAGAAGTAATAGACGCAATAGGTATGTGTCTTAGAAATAAATCTTTTTGTTCATTACCGTCAAATGTTTCTACAAACGTTGCTTGTTCAACATCATGACCAAGATACCGCTTAATAGCAGCTTCAACGTATGGTATGAAAGTGTTTGTAACGTGACCTTCAATGGTAGTACTTAAATCTATCTCTAGAAAGGTCTCTACATCACTAGCGCTACAAAGAGCCATTTAAGACTCCTTTATTTATCTTCGGATGGTTTGACAGCTTTGGTTTCGACTTTTTTCTTAGGTGCTGCTTTTTTAGCTGGAGCTTTTTTCTTCTTGTCAGAAGTGCTTTTCCAACCTTGCTCTTTTAACCATTTCTCTGATACTTCTTTTCCTGCTTGTGCAATCTTTGAAGCACCAGATTTAGGTAATTCTGCTAGAGAACCCTCGAAGAAGGAGCCATCCTTCATCTTCCAAATTGTCTTTTCTGGTTTAATAATTGACATAATAAAATCATTTTACCCTATAAAAAGAAGAAAGCCGGTTTTACCCGGCTATCTTCAAATTCCGTACTAACAGATATTACATATTTGTTAGTTTGTGGAAAGCTGCTTCTCTGTAAACAGGGAAACCAACACGCATTGTTGCTCTAATAGCAAGCATGTTCTTTGTGAAATAATCACTATGAGAATCTGTTACCGCTAAATCGATACCTTGTCTCATAACAACATTACAAGCTTCACCGCCACCGAATTTACCAACAAGAACAGTTCCTGCGGCAATTGCGGTAGTAGGAATAACTTTAAGTCCCCAGATTTGTGCTGAAGGACCTGCGCCCATTCCACCAGCTGCTACGAAAAGTGGTGACTTTTCTGCATATCCAGCGGATGAAGTTCCAGCGAAATCAGCACCGACTGATGTGACAATGTCATTCCAGTCATTTGGGTGCATGATAATTGCGTCTGGTTCTGTGAATGCGTTCACTCTGATATCTGTGATAGCACCATAAAGTGCACCAATTTTACCAAGAGTTCCTGCATAGGCGCTAAAGTCTGTGCTTCCTACTGAGGCTTTACCAGCGTCTAAGATACCTTCTAAGTTAGGAGCAGTACCATTTCCACTAAGGAGTTGGCTGTCCAATCTTAGACGAATCATTGTTTGCAGTCTACTGTTAATGTATCCTTGGATACCAGCTTCGTCTGCTACTAGTTCATCAGTAACTGGGATAAATATACCCAATTTACGGATAGCTTCTGTTTGCTCTGTGAAAGCTAATGCAGCTTCACCAACAGCAGAACCTTCAGCTGCTTCAGCAGCATTGTTTGTGAAGGTTGTTTCCTCAAGGTATGAGAAAGCATTTTGGTCTGTGTTGATTACATCAAATAATGATATAACAGCATTAGGGTCTCTGAGAGCCGATTCTAGAATCCCGGTTTGTCGTAAAACCTCTGGTGGATAACCAGTTGTGTTTAAAGTTGTTTTTGTCTCAATTTTTGAGTCAACACCTTTAACGCCATTGCTTACGTAATTTTTGTAAGCGTCGGATTCTGTAAATAGCTGCCCAACAGTTTTAACTTCAGCTTCGTTAGAAGCTAAAGGCATTTCTGCAACTGGTTTTGAATCTTCTTGAAGAGCCTTTTCATTGGAAGCTTTTTTCTTCTCAATGCCTAGGTCATCAACTAATTCAGCAAGTTCGTCGTTACGTGACTTAATTTCCTCTTTTTGTTCAGCGGAGTACTTGCCGTCTTCTTGTGACTCAAAAACAGATTTTAATTCTGCTCTTTTAGCAGCAATTTTATCCATGAGTTCGTTTTGATTACTCATTGTTAGATTTCTCCAATCTATAATTGCTTATACTTCTTCTATTTGTTCGATTAAGGATTCAGCAATTAATTGCTGTGCCCTTACCCACTCTGCGTCAAATTCCTCATCGTCAAGTGATTCAGTGTTATCCTCTGGAGTTTCTTCTTCAGCAGCTTCTTCTTCCGGTTCTTCTTCAGTAGATTCCTCTACTGGAGCTTCTTCCTCAGTAACTTCTTCGACCTCAGTTTCAACATCAATAGTATCAGTTGAAGCCTCAGCTACCTCTTCTGTTTCAGCTGGTTCATCTTCCACAGGTTCTTCGTCTATATCTGACAATTCTAAAGCACCCTCAGTTCCGATATCTCCGATGAACTCGTCAATTTCGGTCCAAGCGTCGTTCAAGTCGTCTGCGACTGCACGAAGTGCTTCAGTGGCTTTTACGCCTAATTTTCTCCCGTCTTCGCCACGGAGCATTGCTATTGCTTTTGCTCGGGCTACTAAGTCATCCAATGCAGCAAGCACATCTTTGACTTCTTCAGAGAAAGACTGTGAGCCTTCCTCAGAAACTTCTATATCTTTTTCAGATTTACTTTCGTCATCATTGTATTCTTTCATACAACTTCCTCCACTTCCATACTTGCAATCACCTTTAATTTTTTCCCCAGAATCAGATTTTGTATCATCTTTCATACAAGGTCCGCCATCATGGTATTTACAAGATTTCATTTCTTCAGCGTTCTCTTCTTTTTTTGCTTTCTTAGCTTCGCAAGTACCGCAACATTCATCATCAAACTCTTCTTCGGGGTCAGCTACTTTTGCTACTTCCTTCAATAGTTCAGTATTTGATTTAATTGCGAGTGTATAGGTATCTTGATTTGCTCCAACAAGAACAGGAGAGACTTCATAAACTGTTAAGTCTTTTAAATATCTAGCGTTGGTTGTTCCATCGCTATCTTTGAATTTTTCAAATTCTGAATCGTTAACTTTATAGCCGAATGACCATTGTTGCATATCGCCCATATTCTTAACTAGATTGTAAGCTTCTTTACCAGACTCTGTGTCCATAAAGAACTCACCTTTAAAAATTGCTTTGTCGTCATCTTGAGCTATAGTTCCTTTACCAATAGGCATATCCCATTTGTGAGACCATACCATAGGTACTTGGTCATTTTTAAACCCAGATTTTACTGCGCCCGGTACTACGACATCCCCATCACTATCGAGGGAATTGAACAAGCTAAAGACTGCTTCTACTTGACCGGACTCGTCTTTTAACTCTATGTCTATATTTTTAGATTCGTTATTCATACATCCTTCAATCGTATATTATATAATATATATTTCAGATGTGCGTCTTTTACTATTTTATATTAAGAATTGAGAATTGAGTTTTTTATTGTCTAAAGTCTGATATTATTCTGAGCTGTGAAATAAGCACTTTCACACTTCTATCTGTCTTCTGATGGTCACCATTTTCTAAACGAGCGTATACCATAACAGTTGCTTCTTCATCATTTACTGATGTAACAATACCGTGAACAATTGAAGGTGGGTCTGGGTCTTTCTTGATTGACCAACTGACGGCTTGACCTACTCTAACTGATTCTGCTTTAGTACCAGATTTCTTAGAAGACAATGGATGTGAACTCGGTAGTAAGTCTTGGTCGTAAGGTTTTCTTCTAAATTTACCAGTTCTTAGTGCTCTTATAAAACCGTTGACACGGGCCATTGCCCACTGGTCAGCAGATGTAACATTACCTCTTACTGAACCGGGGTTAGTTCTGTATGCACCAACACCTCTGTTGAATACTGCAATAAGCATTCTTAGTGTTGCTCTATGTTTAGGATTCTTAGAGTTATGGTCTTCTACTTTATTAGTAAGAGCGGTTCTAACTCTATCAGATACTGCTTTTAACAAGTAATCTTCTGCTATATCAAGAGATTTTTTTCTACGTTCTCTAACAACTTTTTTGTAATCATTAACAACTGACTTCATTTGTGAAACACCACCAGCAGTTACACCTCCCCATTTCATAACAGCAATAGTTCCGTTAAGTCTGTTATTTTTCTTGTGACGATTCATAAAGCGTTCTCTTCTCTTAACCCAGTTAAGTACTGACTCACTTCTGTCTCCACCTTTGTAGGCAGTCCATCTGTTGTAAGCGTCATTACCAGTAAATGAAGTAGGAGGATTACCACCGGTACCTGCTCTTCTCCAAATCTCTGGCCAGTTTTCTTTTAAATCTTTAACATAAGCGTGACTAGGAAATTGTTTATGTTGTGAGTTAGATAAGCTTATTTTTTGATTATCTCCACTNTTTGGAAAGTTTGTAACTTTATCCGGTGCTTTTTCTTCCGGACTATGTAGTTTGTCACCTTTCTCGTACATTGTTTCAGCTTCTTCTAAAGAAACTTTAATTTCTTCTATGTTTCCCTTTTTAGGTTTATTAACAGCATCTAAGTAATCTTGATGTGTTGCACAAGCCATGTAGAACTTATCACCATCTACATCAATGTAGTGTGTTCCCTCACAACCAAGTTCTTTAGCTCTTTCT